CTTTACTGGAAGGCCACAATAATGAGCATGGGAGTTTTACTAGGTAAGCAGCTTGCCAAGGCTATCAAGGGTACGGGTGATGATGTAGCTGATGAGACTGTTGAAGCTTTGGGTAAGACTTCTGCTATAGATACGCCTTCTGTTTCTCTTAAGGAGGTGGGGTATAGAATAGATAACCCTAGCGATACTTGGGCAAAAGGTAAACAAAAAAGTGCAGAGAGGGTTGCAGAAGAGGCTGACGAAGGTACTTCTACTAAAAAATTATTATCGGGGTCTCAGACAGGCTTTTTAGGCACTAATAAAAATACTATGTTTTTAGATACTAATTTTGTTGCTAGTATAAAAGGGGCTAATGACGAGATACCTGCTGCAGGTCAGAGTAAGTATGACGATTTAATGCGTAGCGTAAGTAAAAGTGGTTTTGATACGGATCAAAAAGGCAACAAGATTATGATTGGGGTAAATCATAAAGGTGATGCTTTTATTATGGAAGGTAACAATCGGACTAGAATTGCTTTAGAGCAAGGGGTTCCTGCTGTTAAAGTAGAAGTAAAGTATTTTAATGGTGCTGAAGAAGTAGATGGGCCTTATTCTCCTGATAATATAATTAAAAACGCTGTACCTGCAGATACTATTTTTAAGAGAAAGACTGCAGCAGAGAACATCCGTAGCTTAGTACAAAGGCCAATCAACAAATGAGCCAACTAAAGAAACTTGTAAACGATAAACCTTTATGGGATGCTTTTGAGGTTGAACTAGAGGACCGCATTCAAAGTAGCTACAAGACGTTCTCACAAACGGATGACCCTATGGTTATGAATAGAATGCAGGGTGCAGTACACGCTTTAAATGCGCTTAAGCAGCTTAGATTAAAGGTAAACGCTAATGGCTAATCTTGAACGTCAAATGGAAGAAGAGTTAGGTCTTTACCCTAGATCAAAGTATATTTTTAGTCCTGTTCAAGACTCAGCTAATTTGTTAGACAAAGAAATAGCAGAAGCAGAAGCTGCAGGTATTAGTCAAGAGCCGCCTACAGCGTCTGACATAGCTGATACAGTGATTGACTTTACACCTGTCATTGGGGATATTAAGGGTGCCGTTGAAGGTGCAGAAGTTATCTTTGAAGAGTTAGCAAAAGATGATCCTAACTTTCTTCTTATTGGTGTAATAGGTGGTGCGGGTGTAGTCGGTTTAATTCCCGGCGTTGGTGATGCCGCACAAAAACTAATTATAAAAGGTGCTAGACGTTTTAAAAAGACTGAGTTAAATCCAGAAGTTATGGAGATTCTTACTCCAAAAGATCAAGAGACAGTAGAGGCTTTAACTAAGAGTACTTTATCTACTCCTGAAACTGATGGAGAGAAACTAGCAGATGAAGTAGCTGCTATGCTTAGAGAAGGTAAAGCAGGTGACATTACAGAAGAAATGCTTGAGACTGCAGGTAATGACTTTCATACACGATTAACTCAGAACTACATTGATGGTAACGTAGGCATGGACTTACCTATGGATTGGGAAAGCACAATGGCACGTGCTGCTGACCAAGGGCTTACTGAGACAAGGTATCATGGTTCTAATGTAAAAGACATACCTTTTTTTAAAGGCGAAGGGGCAAAAAGACAAACTGGTATGTTTAATACAGATGACCCTTTTAAGGCATTTAGTTATGAAGGAAAGAATGGAGAAACGTATTCTTTACTTATGCGACCCTTGCCAGAGGACACCCCAAGAGTAGATGTAGAAGGTGCAAACTGGTCAAACTTAGATGAGCCATCAATGAGTTATAATAAGAATCAATTATCACCTGACGTAAGACAAGGCCCAAGAATGGATCGTCAGGCACAGCCATTAGATGAGTTTATAAAAACTAATAAAGCTAATTTAACTTCTGATATGTTTATGCAACAAGCAGATACTTTAGGCTATCCCGGCGCGACTATTGAAAATGTAGTTGATAGGGGTCCAAGTACACCTACTAGATTTTCTAAAGAGCAAGGTATAAAAGCAAGGGCTTTAGCTAGAGAGCCTTCTCAAACTCAAGCTAGGACTGACACTACAGGCATACGTTCTGTAGGCGCAAGGTTTGACCCAAGGCTTACTGGTTTAAAAAATATTAATATGGCCCAAGGAGGGCTTGCATCAATGAACGATCAAACACAAATGGCTTTTGCGCTAGGCGGCGAAGCTGAGACAGTAGACCCTGTATCAGGCAATGACGTACCACCGGGGTCGTTACCAGAAGAAGTAAGGGATGACATTGATGCCAAGTTATCTGAGGGGGAGTATGTTGTACCTGCTGATGTTGTTCGTTTCTTTGGGGTAAAACTATTTGAAGATTTACGTATGCAAGCAAAAATAGGTTTGCAACAGATGGACGCAGATGGTAGAATAGGTGGTGAACCTGTACAAGAGCAACCACAAGTACTAAATGATAGTATGGACGTAGCTGAACTAAAAGCTGCACTTTCTAAGTCCGGTATGTATGCGGGTGGATTAGCAAAGGGTGACACTATTGATAGCTTTATTGACGATGCTTCACGTGATCCAATGGTTAATGGTCGTATGAGAGCTAATGGTGCTACAGTTAAAATGGCTGTAGGGGGTTTAGTACCTACAGGTACTTATGGGGATGTTAATAAAGTAGATGGCCTTATTAAACAGCTTATGACTGCTGCTAATAAAGACCCTAATTTAATGAAACGTCTTGCCAGTAAAGGTATTACTCTTAACAAAACTGGTGCTGATCAAGATGCTAATGAAATGAAAAAGACTAATAGACCTAAAACACCTATTAAAGCTTCTGCAGGTACTTATATTAATTACAGTAACAATTACGAGGACTACAATACTCTTGGTGCTAAAATGTTTATGGATGCAAATATAGGAGACCCAAAAGCATTAATAAATTCTACTCTTCTTAGTGAAAAGGGTGAAATAACCCAAATCACTCTTATTACTCCTGACGGTACAGAGATACCTGTAGCTTGGAATACTTCTATGCCTATACCTCCGGGTTTCTCTGTAAAAGGAGAAGAGCCTAAAGTCAATGACCCTGATAAGCCTAAAGGTTTAGCAGAGAGGGACGATGGTGCAGAGCAGAGAGCGCAAGATGCAATTCAAGACAATGCTATTCAGGCTGAGAGGTTTAACTACAGTATAGCTACGCCTGAAGAATTATATGACAAATTGAGAAGTGCTAATACTGCTAGAAATTTAGCAGTGATTTCTAGTGTAGTAGTTGGCCCCCTTGGAATGGTTGTTAGCGCAGCGGCAAGTGCTAATAATGCTATAGTAACAAGACGTGTTGAAAAAGAGTTGGAAAGTAGAATAGCAAACAATGAAATAGACCCTAAAACAGGTTTAAAAAATGCTAAGGGTGATGTTAAAACAGTTAAAGATTTGATGAGTGTAGTAGATACAAAGACAGCTAAGGCTTCAACAGGTTTTCTAGCTGATATAATAGGAAAACCATCTGACAACTTTTGGGATGGTGTTGTTGAAAAAGCTATAATCTCTGATGCAGAATACTTTGGCACAGATATAGACCCTATTCCCACTATATCTACTTCAGGAACCTTACCTGCAAATGTAAAAGGTGCAGGTAAGGTCAGACCCCAACTACGGCCTGACACAGGTAGTTCACCCGTTAAAAAACCTGTGGTGCCTAATAGTGGTGAAAAAGAAGTATATGGCGATGATAGTGATGATAGACAGTCTACAATGTCTACTGTAGGAGAAACTACAACTCCTTCAGGAGGAAAAATGTCTGAAGAGGCAAAGGAAAATTTAGACACAGCAAGAGATGCTATAGAAGAAGCAGGTAAAAAAAATGAAGATGTTTATACTGGTGGGGGTCCAACAGGAGGTTTTGAACAAGGCGGTCTAGTAGCCAAACCTGCAAACAAGAAACAAAACAAGAAACGAAAAACCCAGCGAAGAAAAGGCTTAGGCACTAGGCCATAACTATAAAAAGGAAAACTAATGCCACCAGAAATGACAACCGTAGAAAAACCTAAAGTAGCAGGTTTTGTTGACACTACATATCGCAACGCTAACGCACGGCGCATTGCAGAAGAGGAAGCTGAGATTGCTAAACTTGATAGCTCACAAGAGGAAGAAATAAATGAGCAGCAAGAGAAGCAACAAGAAAGTGTTGCAAAAGAGCAACAGGTTGAAGCTAAGGAGCCTGACACAGGGGAAGAACGCACATACAAGAAACGTTATGATGACATTCGCAAACTTCAAAGCAAGACTGCAGCAGAACTAAAGGCTATAAAGGCTCAACTAGAGAATGCCAAAGAGCAGGGCGTTTTGAGACCTCCAAAAAGCGATGAAGATATTGAAGCTTGGGCTAACAAGTACCCTGACGTTGCTGCTATTGTTGAAACTATTGCTGAGAAGAAAGCACAAGAAAAGTTTAGCTTTGCAGAGGATAGGTTACGTCAGCTTGATGAAATGACAGCAGAAGCAGATCGTAGTAAATCTATGGATGCTATTCGTGAATCACACAATGACTTTGATGAACTAAAGGAGAGTGATGAGTTTCACGATTGGGCAGGGGAACAGCCTAAGTGGGTACAGGATGCTTTGTATGAGAATCAAGACGATCCACGCTCTGTAGTAAGGGTGATTGATCTGTATAAGGTAGATAAGGGCTTAGACACTAAGTCTCGTAAGAAGTCATCTAAAGATGCTGCATCTGCAGTTGTAACCAAGCGTTCAACCAAGCCTTCACAGGCTGAGACTGATGTTTCTTTTACTGAGTCCATGATTAGCAAGATGTCTATAAAGGAATTTGAAAAGAACCAAGAGGCTATTATGGAAGCACAACGATCAGGTAAGTTTATTTATGATCTTTCTGGTGCTGCAAGGTAAATAAAAACTTGACAACAAAATATTACTAAGTATAACTATACACGTAAGACACTAAAAGGAGAGAGAAGCCCTACTTTAGGTAGCCACCTTTTCTCTCCAATACTACTAAGCAACAACATATTAGTTAAGACCTACCTGAATTTACAGGCCCGTTATTGTAACGCTACCCTTCAAAATGCAGCCTCTTCAACTTGTGTTAAGCTTACTTAAACCTAAGCCAAACATTCAATGGAGGATTCATTATGGCTTTTACAACCGCAACAGGTTATGGGAATTTACCAAACGGTAATTTTAGCCCCGTAATCTATTCTAAAAAAGTACAGCTTGCTTTCCGCAAGAGCACTGTCGTAGGCGATGTCACAAATTCAGATTACTTTGGCGAAATTGCTGCCCAAGGTGACACCGTTAAAATTATCAAAGAACCAGAAATTTCTGTGTCTGAGTATGCACGTGGCACAAATGTCACAGCTCAAGATTTACAGGATGACGATTTTAATTTGGTCATTGACAAAGCGAATTACTTTGCTTTTAAGATGGACGATATTGAAGAGGCTCACAGCCACGTCAATTTTATGGACCTTGCAACTAGCCGTGCTGCCTATCGCTTGGCAGACAACCATGACCAAGAAGTTCTTGCGTACATGTCAGGCTACAAGCAGTCCTCTTTGCACAGCAAAGGTGACACCCTTAACACAACTGTTAATGGTACTAAAGCTGTAAGCTCTGCAGGTTCAAATGAGTTGCTTTCTTCTATGCAGCTTCACAAAGGTGACTTTGGTAACATCACTACAGCGTCTGCTGGCACTCACTCAATTCCTGTGACTGCACGTATGCCGGGAGCGACTTCGTTGCCAACTGCTACCGTTTCACCTGCAATGATAGTTGCACGTATGAAGCGTTTGCTTGACCAACAGCAAGTTGACTCACAAGGTCGCTGGCTTATTGTTGATCCAGTATTTATGGAAATCCTTGCTGATGAAGATTCACGCTTCATGAACGCTGATTTTGGTGAATCAGGTGGTCTGCGTAATGGTCTTGCTGTAAGCAACTTCCACGGCTTCCGTGTTTATTCCTCGTCTAACTTGCCAGCACTAGGCACTGGACCCGGAACATCAGGCACTGCAAACCAACTCACCAACCTTGGTGTTATTGTTGCAGGACATGATTCTGCTGTAGCAACTGCAGAGCAAATCAACAAAACCGAAACATATCGTGACCCTGATAGCTTTGCTGACATTGTTCGTGGTATGCATCTATACGGTCGTAAGATTCTTCGTCCTGAAGCAATCGTTACCGCCCGTTATAACGCAGCGTAAAGGAGATATAAACTATGGCTACGTTTGATATGACCGTTGCTTCTACCGCTGGCGTAGGGGCTAACGTACTTGCTGTTCCAACTGTTGTTGGTAATGCAGTACGTACAATTGAGGCAATACTAGACATTGACGCTATGATTGCTGCAGATGCTACCATTGCTAATGGTGACATTTTTCAACTCCTTGAGATTCCTGCAGAGACAGTAGTTATTGCTGCCGGTGCAGAAATCATGAAGTCTTTTACTGCAAGTTGTACTTGTGATATTGACTTTGGTGGTGGAGATGATATTATTGATGGTGCTGCACTTGATGCTGCTGCCGGTACATACCTTGCAAAAGGTAGTAACGGTGAAGCTAACGTAGTAAGTACAGGTTCAGCTTCAACATTTGCTGCTGAATCACTTGCTTGCGTAGGTGCTGCAGATACCATTGATGTAACTATTGCTGGTGCGGCTGCTGCTACTGGACGCTTGCGTGTCTATGCAGTAATTGCAGATGTTTCGGCTGCTCACACTGAGGCTGCAGCAGCACAACGTGACCTTCTGTAATAAACCTACATACTTTGGGGCTGGCTATATGCTGGCCCCATTAGTGTATCAAACTTATGCAACAAAAAACTCTTGGGGCATAAAAACTTTATTAAGGAAATATAATGGCTCTTACTTTTCTTTCATTAACTAATAGTGTTATTACACGCATGAATGAAGTAGAGCTTACTTCTAGTAACTTTTCTAGTGCTAGAGGTGTACAGATACAATGTAAGAATGCTGTTAATGAATCAATACGATACATCAACCAACGTGAGTTTGGATATTCTTTTAATCACGCTATTAATTCTTCTACCTTAGTAGCAGGACAAACTAGATACACGGTTCCTACAAGCACAAAGTCTATTGATTATAGTACAGCTAGAATTAAGAAAAGCACTGACCTTAATGTGACAGGTAATAGCCTATCAAAATTGAACTATAATGAATATATTGAAAAAGACTATGCCAATAATGAGGATGATGTTTTTGCTACAACGCTAAACGGATCACATTCTAGTAGCGTAACTACGTTAACCCTTACCACTACTACAGGGATAGATGCTACAGGTACAGTACACATAGGTAGTGAGCAAGTTACTTATACTGGTGTATCAGGTAATGACATTACTGGCTGCACACGTGGGGCTAATAACACTACTGCTGCCACACATGCAGATGGTGTTGCTGTCACACAGTTTGAAGATGGCGGTGTACCTAGAAGCATTGTAAGAACCCCTGACAACAACTATCTATTACATCCCTACCCAGATAAAGCTTACACGCTTGTTTTTGATTACTATACTTTTCCTGCAGACTTATCTGCACATGGAGATACAACAAGTGTACCTGATAGGTTTGGGCCTGTGATAATAGATGGTGCTACAGCTTATGTGTATCAGTACCGTGGTGAGTTAAATCAATACCAGATAAACTTTAGTAGGTTTGAACAAGGCATTAAAAACATGCAGAGCTTGTTAATCAATAAGTTTGACTATATTAGATCAACTGTAATTAATAGGCCACGTGGTTCTGTTAACTTTATGTCAGGTGTTAGTTAATGCCAGACATTTCGCAAACACAACCAGTAGCATTTAATTGTGAGGGTGGTTTAGTTTTAAATCGTTCTAGCTTTTTAATGGACCCCGGACAAGCAATAGAATTAGAAAACTTTGAACCTGATATTCAAGGTGGGTATAGAAGAATAAACGGATATACTAAATCTATTAATCAAGTAGTTCCTATTACAAGTAGTAGTGCAGAAGAACCTTTAATGGTAGCTTCTTTTGATAATAAAACATTAGCAGCTAGAGGTGAAAAGATATTTTCATCTTCATCTACACAATTGGCTATTCGTATTGCATCAAGTACAGCTATGACAGGTTCTGGTTCTATAACTGTAGACTCTACTACAGGTTTTGCTTCTAGTGGTACACTTCAAATTGACGATGAAAAATTTACATACACAGGAGTTACTTCTAACTCTTTTACTGGTGTAACTAGGGCTACCTCAAGCACTACTGCTGCAGATCATATTACAGATAGTTTTGTATCAATAGATTGGACAGAAATAGATACGGGTAGAACAAATGCTAAAAAGTACCATTTTGAAAGATTTAATTTTGATGGTAATGAAAAAATTGTTTTTGTAGATCAAGTTAATGCTCCCGTAGTTTTTAATACTTCTTTGTCTGCCACAGATGTTACCGATAGTAGTGTAGCAGGTGCAACTGTTGTAGCAGCATATAGAAACCATATGTTTTATGCAGGTAAATCTACTACACCACAAGAAGTAGTATTTAGTGAGCCTCTTAATGAAGATGGGTTTAACTCTGGTAACGGTGCAGGTAGCATTAAGGTAGACGATACTATTGTTTCCTTAAAAGTTTTTCGTAATAGTTTATTTATATTTTGTGAAAACAGAATATTTAAACTAACAGGTTCATCTAGTGCTGACTTTGTTGTAGAACCAGTAACAAGAAACATTGGATGTATTAATAGCTTTACTGTACAGGAATTTGCAGGAGATTTAATTTTTCTTGGGCCAGATGGCTTACGTACTATTGCGGGTACAGAACGTATTGGGGATACAGAGCTAGGCACAATAAGTAAAAACGTACAATCTATATTTGATAAAAACATTAAAGA